GCATTTCGGGCTTGAGGTTTTGGCCCACGCCCTCTATGTTCCGAAGACAAATTCCACCTTTCAGGCGAAATCGGCTGAGGGTTCGACCCTTGACGGCTTGAACACGCATCTGGCCGTGGTCGACGAGCTGCACGCCCACAAGCGGCGCGACGTCTACGACGTGGTCGAGACGTCCCTCGGAAAAAGAAGAAACAGCCTGATGTGGGTGATCACCACGGCGGGCAGCGACACTTCCGGAATCTGCTACGAAGTCCGTTCGGTGGTGACGAAAATTCTCGACCGCTCGGCGAATGATCCCTCCCAGTTCGGAATCATTTACTCGATAGACAAGGACGACGACTGGAAGAGCGAGGCGGCTCTTATCAAGGCCAATCCCAACTGGGGAATAAGCGTCAGGCCGGAGGTTCTGAAGTCGCTGCAGAAGAAGGCTGTCGCCGTTCTCTCGGCGTCTAACAACTTCAAAACGAAGCATCTGAACGTCTGGGTGAGCGCCGACACCGCCTGGATGGATATGGAGAAGTGGAGAGCCCTGGGCGACTCCTCGCTCGGCCCCTCGGACTTCGAGGATGACGAATGTGTGGTGGGGCTTGATCTGGCCACTCGCAAGGATATATGCGCCAAGGTCAAGGTCTTCAGGCGGTACGTTGACTCTGTCCCCCATTATTTCGTTTTCGGGGATTACTTCCTGCCGGAAGAGGCGATCAAGAGCTCCGCCAATTCGCAGTACGCGGGGTGGAGCGAACTGGGGTTCCTCACCGCCACGCCGGGATTCACCACTTCCTTTGGAGCGGTTGAAGACTCCATAAGGGAAGACTGTTCTAGGTTTGCGGTTTCAGCCGTGGCTTACGACCCGTGGCAGGCGACTCAGCTCGCAAACGAACTGTCGGACGGCGGCGCCCCGATGGTCGAGGTGCGGCAGACGGTTCAGAACCTCTCGGAGCCCATGAAGCTGCTTGAATCCCTCGTGCTTGAGGGGCGCATTCACCACGACGCCAACCCGTGCCTCGACTGGATGCTTTGCAACGTTGTGGCTCACCTTGACGCCAAAGACAACATTTACCCGAGGAAAGAAAGACCGGAAAACAAGATAGACGGCGCGGTCGCGCTAATCATCGCTCTCAGCAGATATGTCGAGAGCGAAGAACAGTCAGAGGATTTTTCTAATTTCGCTGAGATGGCGGTTATATGAACATTCGGAGATTTATTAGGAATCTGCGCTTCTGGGGCGGGGTGCTAAGCGACCACTCGGGAGAGCAGATGGGCGTTCCGGGCGTGTCGCCGTCTACAGGCGTGGTTTCCCCCGACAGGGCGCTGCAGCTCGCTACCGTCTATGCGTGCGTTGACCTGATGGCGTCGACTATTTCGGCTTTCCCGCTGATGGTGTACCGCCAGAGCCGGGGAAAGAAGACAGCGGCGAACGACACGAGGCTTTGGAACCTACTGCACGACTCGCCGAACGCTGATATGACACCCGTCGACTTCTGGCGGGCGATGATCGTCCAGCTGATGCTTCGCGGCAACGCGTACGCCGTTATCGACCGGGATGAACTGACCAAAGAGGCCGTTGCGCTTTATCCTCTTTCGGCCGATCAGATGTCCGATCAGATCACGGAAGACGGCGTTCAGATCTACGTTTACAGCAAGGACGGAAAGCAGATAGTTTATCCGGCCGAGGCCGTTCTCCACCTTAAGGGAATCGGGACCGGGTTTCACGGGTTCAGCAAGCTCGAGTTCATGACGGACTCGGTCAACGAGTCGCTAGACATTCAGAAGTTCAGCGGAATACTCGCCAACACGGCCAGCAAGCCGTCCGGCATTGTCGCGGTCAAGCACAAGCTCACGAAAGAGGATCGGGCCGCCCTGATGGCCGCGCTCGGGGAGTTCAAGTATGGGGACAAGCGGTTCATGTTCATCGAGGGCGACATGGACTTCAAGCAGGTCGCCATGAGCCCGCAGGAGTCCCAGATCCTCCAGACAAGGCAGTTCACTACGGAAGAGATTTGCCGCTGGTTTGGCGTGCCGCCGCAGCTCATCGGCGGAGGGACTACGGCCTCCTGGGGTAATGGCATCGACCAGATCACTCAGGGATTCGAAAAGTATGTCGTTCGCCCGATGGTCGTTTCCATCGAGCAGGCCATTTCAAAGCGGGTTCTTACTCAGCAGCAGAGAAGGCGCTACGCAGTTGAGTTTTCCATGACGAATCTTTTGCGGGCTTCGATGGCCGATCGCTTCGCTGTTTATTCGACCGCAGTCCAGAACGGAATCATGAGCCGCAACGAAGTGCGCTCCCTTGAGAACATGGATCCGCAAGATGGGGCCGATGAGCTTACGGCGCAGACGGCGCTTGCTCCGCTTTCTTCCCTGGGAAAAGTCGCAAACAACGGTTCGCCAGACTCCGGGAGGGTTATCAAGTCATGAAAAAGCAGTTTATCAACTTGTCGGCTGATCTTCAGGCATCCGCCGCTGAAGACAGGTGGATTTTTAAGGGCTATGCCTCCGTTTTTGGAAGCGGAAACGACCGCGGCTTCTCCATCGCCCCCGGCGCTTTCAGCGATGTGATCCAGTCCGGGGCCATTCCCTCCATGTTCTTTAACCACGATCGTCTGGGCGTGCCTGTTGGCCGGTGGCTGAGCCTTGCCGAGGACGACAAGGGCCTGAAGGTCGAGGGCGAGCTGAGCAAGAGAGTCAGTCAGTCTTCTGACATCCACGGGGCTCTCCTTGACGGGCTGATCACCGGGCTGAGCATCGGCATCGTCTACGACCCCGAGGACATGAAAGAGACCGATGGAAAGTACTCGCTTCATAGAGTTGCCGAGCTCCCCGAGATCAGCCTCGTGACCTTCCCGTCCGATCCTGAAGCGAGAGTGGCCGAGGTTCTTTCCGCCGATGAGATTGATGAGGCTATTGACCGCATTCAGTCGGTTAGAGATTTTGACGGTTTCCTGCGGGATGCAGCGGGACTGTCCCGCCGTCAGGCCAAGCGTCTGGTGGCTTCCGTCAAGACAGCGTTGATGGCTGAGATCGAGCGAGACGCCCGGGATCAGAGAAATGCCGCTGCATTTAAGCGTCTTAATGACGCTATTTCCAATCTTTAAAAGGAAACTTATATGACTGAATTTAATGAAATCGCCGAGAAACTCGAGGCTAAGCTGGCCGCTGTCGCCGAAGACCGCAAGGCCTCTGACAAAGCCCGTGACGAGCAGCTCAAGGCTCTGTCCGACAAGCAGGTCGAGCTGGCGAAGTCCATGCTCGAAGTCGAGCAGAAGCTCGCTAAAGCGCCCGCTCAGGTCCAGAAGAAGGCCGCCACTCTTGGCTCGGTTTTGACCGACAGCAAGCTGTACGCCGACTTTGTTTCCGGCCACACCCGCAGCGTTTCTGCTTCGCTCGCCGCCATCACGACCCCGGGCAACGGCGTTCCGGCCTACCGCGTCCCCGGCGTTGTCGGCTCGCCCGAGCAGACGTTTGACGTCGAGCGCGCGTTCTCCCACGTTCCGACCGCTTCCAACGCCATTGAGTATCTGAAGGTGTCCTCCGAGACTAACGCCGCCGCGGCAGTCGCCGAAGGCGCGGCTAAGCCCGAGTCCGCTTACACGTTCTCCGTCGCCACGGCCCCGGTCCGTACGATCGCTCACTACGTCCGCGTTTCCCGCCAGCTCGCTGACGATGCCGCCGCCGTGACCGCGTACATCAACAACCGTCTCGCCTACGGCCTGGACGTCGCCGTTGAGAAGCAGCTGATCGCCGGTGATGGCACGGGCCAGAATCTGTCCGGCATTTTCACGACCGGCAATTTCACCGACCACGGCCTTACCACGGCCAACTTCGCCAACGCGAGCGAGCTTGATGTGGTGCGCCGCGCCGCCACGCTTCTCCGCATGGCCAACTTCACACCGTCCGTTGTCTTCCTCAACCCGCTCGACTACGACGCTCTGATCGGCGAGAAGGACAAGCAAGGCCGGTATATGCTCGCCAATCCGACCGCCGAGAACACGCAGAACCTCTGGGGTCTTCGCCCGATCCTGTCCTCGCAGATCACCTCGGGCCAGTTCATCGTCGCCGATGCCGCCCAGGGCGCGACCATTTACGACCGCATGTCCACCGAGGTTGGGATGTACGAGCAGGACGCCGACAACGTGACTTCCAACCTAATCACGATCCGCGCCGAGAAGCGTCTGGCGTTCGCTATCGAGAACACCGCCGCCTTCGTTGGCGGGGCGCTTGTTCTTCCCGCTGCTTAATTAGCAGCTGAGCCCGGAGGGAGGGCTACGAGGCTCTCCCTCTCTTCTATATGGAGTTTCGTTATGAGTGAACCCATTCTTACGCTGTCGGAGACAAAGCTTTGGCTTCGAGTCGAGACCTCTGAAGAGGACTCACTCATCACGGCGCTTATCGCTGACGCTACCGAGCTCGTTGAAACCTATTTGAAGCGTCCCGTTATCGGAACGGCCGATGAAAACGCCGTCTGCAAGACGATTGACGATGTCCCGGAGAGCCTGAAAATAGCCGCGCTTTCCGTGGTGGCCCTGAAATATGAGAAGAGGGATGCCACCGCGGACGATGTCTCCGATAGGCTTCTTACCAATGCCGGGCTCGACAAGTACATCGACTGGAGCGCCTGAGATGCCCTTAGCCATCGGGAACTTCAACCGCAGGGTGACGATCCAGTACCTCTCTTCAGAGACAGACGACTGGGGTCAGCCTAAGAAAGAGTGGTTGGATCTTTGCACGGTCTGGGCATGGATTAAGGCGCCGACCGGCATGGGCACGATCACTTCCGAGTATCAGTCAGAGTCCGGCTACATTTCTCGCAGCCAGTACTCGATTCGCATCCGCTATCGCTCGGACGTGACAGCGAAGATGCGGGCCGTCTGCGAGGGAACGATCTACGACATCCGCTCTGTAATACAGGACATGGCGGGACATGAATACACCGACCTTGTTGTTGCCGTGGGGATGAACAATGGCTGACTGGTCTTTTGGGGTAGACACCAAAGAAGTGGACAAGCTCCTCAATTCCTGCGCCGATCCGGATATGAGGCTTCACCTCGCCCGTTCGATGTCGGTGGCGGGGGCGAAAGTGATTGTCGATGAGGCCGTTAAACGCGCCCCGGTCTATAAGCCCGGAGTCGGAAGGAACGGAAAGAAGCAGCGCATCAACGCTGTTTCGGCCGCTAACGCCGGAGCCTTGAGGGACGCTATCTACCAGGCGTATCGCGATCAGCTGAGCAGTGCGAACCGGGTTATCTACTCCGTTTCGTGGAATTCTACAAAGGCACCGCACGGACACCTCGTTGAGTTCGGGCATTGGCTTGTGAGCGGCAAAGGAGGAAACAGACGGGTGATTAAGTGGGTTCCGGCTTATCCATTCCTTCGCCCGGCCTATGA